CTCACGAAATGGTACATAAAGACACGGCGAGTAGAGATTCGGAAAGGGGAAGAGGGGTTTGCTCGTAAATACGAGTTAGACGCTTTCTTCTCCACCGATTCTTTATCCGCGCACCCACATTCACGTATCGCACGATTTGCGGCTGATCGGGCCCTTTGGGAATTGGCGATTAACCAAGTGAAGAAATTGGGTTTGACTTCTGTCAACGATTTTTATGGATCAAATAGACATAAGTTTGTGGCTTTGCATCTGAGTAAATTATTCGTTAAGAGTAGGTTTGGTGATTCTCTGGTGCCGTACACATGGTTTAGGCCTTTAATAACCGCCAAAGATTACGTGACATATCAAGCTCATCTGAAGGAGCTACCATCCACCGATCCTACCCCCCAATCCTTTGTTATGATCCAAGACGTTTATAATCTCGACCCCAAGGATTTATTAGATCGTCTAGACGCATACGGAGTTAGAGTGGGAGCCATATGTGTGATGATTCACGACAGACGTGTATTGGCAGGCATGATGTTTAAAGAAGGGCCTTATTATCAGAATCAGGGCTTGTTTCACTGTGCTCCGGGACCGGGTGAATTACCTTGGGTCCCCTCCCCTTCCAATGATTTTTGGATAACTCAATCAAGTTGCCTCCTGGATTCTGGCCGCGTGGCCGTTTGGAGCTTTCACAGGGAATTCGGTGATTACAAGATCTTTGTTTTCAATGTCGTAGACACGGAAATTCTTAACCCCCCTATTTCTGATATCCCGCTGCCTTCCTCAGCTTTGCTCATTGAAAAGGATTTTCCTTTACCTACCACCTTCTTGGACAAGGTTTATTTTTCGATCCTACGAATGATAGGGCAACCTTTGGATAAATTGACCGTATTTTTACCGGCTCTTGAATCTCTTGGGGCTTCAATGGTGGGGAAAACACGTCAGGTTTACCAAGTCAGTCAACTATCGAACGCGGTCGAGAAATTGTTGAATGAACCAGATTATGTTTCTTTCTGGAAATTCATTCCTATTGACAAAGCAAAGGTCCTGAGAGATACAGTAACCTATATAACGTGGTCTGGTTTTTCGTCAGATTATTATTTGATAGAGAAATTGGCTTCCATATTTGGTAGTTCTGTAGCAGCTTATAAAACGTTCAAGAACAAGATGGTGAATGATACTAATGGGTATTTCACACTACCTATCTTGCGTTCATTAATGATCATGTTTGGTTGGTTTATAGCTTACCGATATGTAGCGGCCCGGTTCCCCATATTTTCATGGATTTTTGGCCGTGTTACCTCAACTAAACAAACAATTTCTTCCTTTTCACCTCCCATTGATACATCTGGTCCATTGCAGTATTTACTAACTGGTTTAGCGCCGGCGTTTGAGGAACCCTTGAAGGAACGCTTTGGCTCTGCTTGGATAGCAGTAACCGAAAGCGTCATTTGTTGGCTGCACCCTGACCTTCAACTGACGTATGGTAATAAACAGATGTATTACGCTATTTTCGCTACCACTTACAAATTTCTTGCTCATAAGCTCTTGGGGAAATTGCCTCGAGTCTTCCATTCTTGTGTCAATGTTGTGGCTATGGCATTAGCGCAACCTGACCAAGGCACGGAAGAATGGTATGCCCGCACGGCAGCTCACACAGTGCTGAGTATTTTTCTGACAAATTTACCCATACCGAAGGTTTTGCAAGATCTGTATTTAGGAGCATGCATAGGAAATGCATGCTTGACTTCTTGGGCTGCTGTTCATGCACCCCAAGAAGTTGCGGTTTCAGCAAGTGATTCCTGGTTTTCTTGCCCTCCACACACGTATGTGAAGAAGGCAGCGGATTGGTTCATGGAACGTTGTTTACCGCCTTATTCGTCTTTTTCTGGTTTAGGGTCGCCGAAGAACATCTTACAGGTAGGCTCGAGATCGCACCATGAGTGCGATGAACATCAGATCCCTGATCGCTTGGTGGATTTTCATGAAGCGTTGAGAGAAGGGACCCAGAAGGATTATATTCTCCCATATGAAGAAGGAATAGCTCTGACTTACGAAGAGGCTTTTATTCCTTCGACGGTACATGTACCCAATGTCCCGTTACCTTCTGGAGCCTTGCTCCCCAGTGATTTGTATACCAGTAAAGAGAAGAATTCA